CGCAGTGATTAGAATTACGTCACCGTGTTCTGATACTATGCCACCGAATGAGTTTTGCATTGGCGTACCCGATGCGATCTTCATTGCGAGGTCTAGCGTCATCATGCCTTTACCACTGTCACCAGCGGCAGCAAATACGCATGGAACTCCGAGAGGAATTGTATCTGCGATCAGGAACTTCTGCTCTGGTGGCTTACCAACGAAGTATTTGTCGATCAGCAGGCTTTCATCAAGCAGCGAGATAGGTTTCTTAATCTTGCTTTCTTGCGACTTGATAAACTTTTCAATGTCAAAGCCTTCGTCAAGAGCGTCAGCAGCGTCCCATTTCTCTTCCTTTGTAGAGGGGATTTTTAGAGTGAGAGTTGTCTTGGCCCCAGCTTCCTTGGCCCCAGCCTCTACGATCCGTGCCAGCTTCTTTCCAGCATCATCATTATCGGGCCATAGGATCACTTCTTTATTGCGCAGGGGAGTGAAGTCAAACTTCTGTGCAGTGTTTTCGGAGAGCATACCAGCACCGCCAATGGTGCAAGTCGCTGCGTATCCTAGCTGTGTTAAAGCATCCGCGCATTTCTCGCCTTCGACCCAGATGATTTTATCTGCGCCTAAGATGTTCGGGATATTGTATAGCGGCCTTGGCTCTGGGATGCCTTGACGGCCACCCATGAATTGACGGAACTGCTTTTTTGGTTTCCCGGCACTATCCCGAACAATTTCTCCGGTTACGTCCCGGTCAAAGTATTTGCGAACGGTGACGATGACTACACCATCGGCGTCCGTGTAGGAGTATTCGTCCTCGAACGGCGTACTTGGGCTGATAGATCGTTTTTGTTCGGGTTGTTTTGGTACGGAAGCGGCAGGTGGAGTTGCCATGACAGAGAAGTTCACGGGATTGTTCGGCTTAACGATGTTGACAGGGGCAGCAACGTAGTCTTGAGGAACGTAATCCTTAAAGTAGTCAAAGGTTTCGGCCAGAGTATATCCACGGCCTTCTTTGAAAATCTTTGTGATACCACCGACACCATCGCCTGACTCGAAATCCTTACCACTAAGGAACCAAGGGCTACTTGTGTCGATGTTAATGACGAGAGACCTTCCCGCCTCACCTCTGAGCGATCCAATGAAGAACTCCTTACCTCTTTGGACTCCTTGGGGGTATGTATCCAACAGTGCTTGCAACTGTATGCTACGAGGAACCTCGGTTGAAATTCTCTCTGCTACTTCTTTCGGTGTCTTGCCAAAACTTAAAATGTTCATTATCTTGTCCCTGTCCACAACTTCGCTACTAAATATGGGATGCCGCCCACGAAGCGCGTCCCATATTTTATTCTTTCCAGCATGTTTCACGGAACTCGCAAAACTTGCATAAGAAGAAATCTTTACTTTGAGCAATACGCGGTAAAATGTCATTGGCCTTTGCAGCCGTCAAGATGTTAACCGCTCGATCACTTGCCTCTTGAGCCAACTTCGCATTGTAAGGCACTAATTCGTAATACACTTCTGAGGTGTTTTTATTTACGACAGTGAATAATGCGGGGTTTTCACTCAGGTCCATGTAGGTCTGATATAGCGCCAACTGCGTTGCATATGTCTTGTTGGCTTTCTCGACGCCATGACGCACGAACGCTTTGAACTTACTGTCATTGGCAGACTTACACTCCCATAGCGCAGGGTAGGCCATATCAACTGGCCCATCGCAAACAACGCCATCTATGTGTCCGCGTATCTCACCATCCGCGATAGAGAAACCGAACTGTCCCCCGTTCTTGTCTTCTGTTCTAAGGTCAAATCCAGCGTCCCTGAGCCACTTTGTAGCGTAGACCTCGATCTCATGCCCGAATTGGAAGATGCGCAGTGTACGGGCGCTAAATGCCTTGTCTGGGTCGATTGTGTAGTTCAGATAGCGGTACTGTATTTTGCGAGAGCATTCATCGCCAATACTGGATGCGCCGATATACTTGCGGCGTTCGCGCTTTTCCTCTCCAGCTACAATCGCATTATCCACTGCCTCAGTAATTTGTTCGGCAATAGGGTTTGTCTTAGAATGGGATTGAAGTAGAGGGCCAAGTGCCCGTTGACTTAAAGTAGGTGTCTTCGAGTTTTCCAATGTGTATCTCCGCTGCTAGGGGTTTTGATTCTTGAATCGCAAAAATTAAAGTGTGTACTTGCGCTTCTGTGAGGTCAGAGAAACTTGTACTCCACCCGAATATTCCAAGTATGTGTGCCAGTTCCTTCATTGGTTCTGGCGCTGTCGGTAAATCACTCAATGCACTGTCTCCCCTTCTGCTGTGATTAAATCTATTAGGCTGTCAACTTCTTCGGTATCAAGGTCTTCGTTTCTAAACCCCAAGCTCATAACCTCTTCACCTCTGACTTTAATGATCGCGTTGCCAAACATGATTGTTTGATCCGAATCATATATTGTGTCGTGAATTATTGAGTTCGCCACCAACTGAATTTCTTTCATGTCGTTGCTATTGCTTACCCAACACATGATTTCAGATTCCGCGCTGGTAATCTCACCATCATCTTTTTCGACTATAAGGAGGTGCATTTCGAACCTTGGCATCATGTATCCTGAGTTGATATTTCGCCAGCCAGAGCGGCGTAACCAGCCAAATCAATGTAGTTGTCCTCGTGCTGTGCATTTCCAGCGATGCGAGCGATCTTGAACAGCGACATCATTATTGCGACATCGCTGGCCTCAAGTGGGCTTTCTGGAATGCTTCGATTTGACAACCACCATGACCAAGCATCGGCTATGGTTTGGAAGCTATCCTCTGCGTCTCCGTGCGTCGCTGCTCGGTCAACTGTGATGCAGTTTTCTGCGGTCTGAAGTATCTCATCTCTGTTCACTTTTTGCCTTCCTTCATATGTTGCGTATTTCTAGTTTAGTTAACATTGGCTACTTCGTATGCTTACAAAATCTCTTATTGTAAGCACGTTATTCTCCAATTAGTTTCTTGCGCTGATCTGCTATAAGCTGATCAATTTGTTTACGGTTGAAGTAATAACCCAAGCAACACGCCGCCTTATACTTCGTCCAAGAGAAATCCATCTCACTAACGGTAACTCCATTACGGCGCAGCAATTCTTTCTGCTTTGGTGTCGCTGCCTGATTAAGCCAGCGTTTAGACTTGTTTGCAGCCGTGCTGTCCTCGATTTCACGTAGGAAGTCGTCAGCCGCAGCCATAGCTTGAACCTTCTCTCCGATGGACACCACTCTCGCACGTCCTGTCTGAGACTTTACGATAGCGATCCAATAGTCACCAACCTTGCCGACTAACGAGAAACCGTTAAACCCTGTAGCCATCATAGCAGTGCCATACCCATAAGGGTCAATCCACATGAATGGAGATAGCTGCATTAGATCGTATTCGGTCATTACGAAGTCTGTCAGTTCGCTCTTTTCTTTGGACTCAAATAGATGATCACAAAACGGGCAAATTCGAGTGTTCGTTGAAACTTCACTGTCGCACTCTGGGCATACTTTAGTTGGGCCTTCACCCTCTTCACCTTCGCGCTTAGAGCCGTCTAGGTTCGCTGTTTCATCCAGAGCACCATGCGTGATGATTGACGTGCCGAAGTCCATAACAACGCAATCGGTCTTGATGGTGTCTGGATAGATCTCAGGATCGACGATGCGCAGACCGCGCCCAATCATCTGCACCATTGTGCCTTTTTGAGAGCATGGTCGCGTTAGGATGATGCAAGACACTGGCGGAGCGTCGAACCCCTCTGTTAGCACCATGACGTTAACGATCACTTGCATGTCACCGAACTCAAGATCGTGCAGCATCTCAGCACGTTTGTCTTTGTGAGTTTCGCCAGTTACGAAATCTGCTTTAATACCAGCGCGTAGGAAAGCCTCACAAACGTGTTCCGCGTGTAGAACTGTAGAGCAGAACACAACGGTCTTGCGATCCCCTGCCTTCTCTTTCCATTCGTCTACGATGCGTTCGTTAATGACGCGGCGATCCATAATGGCCGCAACCTCTTCCATGTCATATTCTTTGCCACGGCGTGTCACGTTATCGAGTTGATCGTTAAGGCCGAGGTCAACAACGTAGGACGTTGGACGCACTAAAAAGCCTTCTCGGATTAAAGTCGCCATTTCAATCTGGTGTGCGCAATTGCTGAATACTTCGCGTAAGCCTTTGCCATCCCCACGGTTGGGCGTTGCAGTAAAGCCTACGATCTCAGCTTGTTCGTTGTCCATTCGAACGGCGTCGATGACCTTGCGATATGTGTCAGCAGCCGCATGGTGGCCTTCATCAATCACAACCATGTCAAATACAGGGCGATCACGTAGGTTACGGTCACGCGACATTGTTTGAACCATTGAGAAAATGGCCTCGCCATCCCAATGTTTAACTGTGCCGTTAACGATGCTTGTGGTGATGTACGGGTTAACCTTCTCGAACTTCTGCTTGTTTTGAGAAACAAGTTCGTCCCTGTGTTGGATAACCAAAATTCTTCGGCCCTTACTGTGGCGTTTGCCAACGAGAGCGGAGAGCATAATTGTTTTGCCAGCCCCTGTGGGAGCGACAACGAGAGTGTTTTTGTGCTTGTCTAACGCTTTACATGCGTCAGACACAGCTACCTCTTGGTAGGGTCTGAGTAACATAATTATACCTATTTGCTAGAATAGTGAGTTGGGGGGATTAACGGCCACGGCCCCCCGTCCGTGTTCTAGCAGGCGCGGAATGGCCTTGCCGCTAGTTTAACTTTGCGCCCAAGATGGAACTGCGCCGCTATTTTGCGCAGGTGCTTGTGGAGTGACATTCTGAGCAACAGATGTTTGCTGCATTGGAATGCTACCTTGGGGCAGGAATTCGCTGTTGTTCGGCGTAAGAGCGGCCATCAGTTGATTACTGTCTTTATAACCGTTCGTGCCCTTCTTAACGCCAATCTTTGCACAAATCTCCATGCCGCTCAAGTCCATCATTCCGCTAATATTACGGTTTTGCTGGGCCTGTGGCGTCATGTCCGCAGGATCAATGTTACGTGCGCTTTCGACGATTGACTTCAAAGCGCGTAGGCCAATTTCTTTTGCCAACGGCATACCGCTTGGGCCAATCTTGTCGCCATCAACAAAGATGCTGTGCCAGAACTTGCGACGATCAAACTCACCACCGATGATGGTGAACTCAAGGTTCATCCATTTAGCTGCTGTGCTTGCGGAACGCTTGAACCACTGTCCTTGGCCGAACTCAGGAAGTTCGATGTCACCCATCTGAGCGAGGACAACTGCGCGAGCGACTGTGCCGTTCGGGATCAAGCTGAACTCTTGGTTCTGTGGGTTTTCGTCTACGGGTACATTATTAAAATTAAGCATTATGCTTCTCCTTCGCTAGAAGTTTGAGTTGTAGGATCGACAAACGTAAGGTCGCTGTCGGTTAATGGTGAGCCGTTGTTCATCTTTTCAATCAACTTGCCAAGATGCGGCTCTTCGAGAACGTCAAGTCTGCCAGAACGGTCTTTGGCTGGGTAGCCCCATTCGTTCAGAGGTTGACATACAAAGGCACGATATTGTCCGTGATCACCTGTCAGGACGGCCATCGTGATTACTTCGTCTACAATACCGGGCAATTCACGTCCAGTCTTTGCACCTTCGATCTGCATATTGTATTGTTTGCGGCCATAATCATCAGTGACCTCATCCAAGATGCCAACAAAGATTACGTTCTTTGACCGGATGTGTTGGATGTGTGTGAGCCAAGACATCATTTCGCGTCCGTGCATTCCATAGACAGCGCGAGTATCAACCTTGCCAGACCGCTCAGAGCGCGTCTCAGGCTGTTGTAAGCACCACTGAAAGCACAAACGTCCTGCCACGGTAATTGAGTCCACAAACAACGTATCATACTTGCTCCACACGTCTGAGGAATCGCCGTACATCGCAGCCACATAATCGTAATGTGATTGACCGTATGGTTGATCCTCTGACAGTGACGGGTTAGCGCCACCTAAGAAGCAAGCAAGGTCACGGCATTCTACCCATGTGCGAGGACGCACAACGTCGATAGGATGCCCTTCGATTGCTGTGTCGCCAGCTTCCAAGTCCATGAATAGGGTGGTTGATGGGTTAAGAGTACGAGCAAGTGTGGTTTTACCCACACCGCTTGCACCACATACGACGATCTTGTGGCCTTTCTTTTCAGCAAGGCGTTGATCGGCTGTGATAATCTGTAGAGCCATTACTCTAACTCCTCTACTTTGACAGAGCCGACTTCTACTGTACGGCAATCTTGCAACTCGTTCCTGATAGCAGGGGGAGCCGCTGTGAATTTGCGCTCTTCCACAGCAAACGTCAGCTTGCCATAGTGTTGAGCGTCTTCTGGAGACATTGTATTTAATACGTCACGCAGCATGTCTTGGTCCCATGAGACCTTCTTGCCTACAGTGACCTTGAGCCGTTGATTGCCTTCTACGATCTGGGCAGTACCAAAGTCTTTGCCGTTTGACCGCAGCACATCTTTTGCCAATGGCAAGAATGTATCTGACAGTTGCTCTTCCACGTCCTTGAGTTCGATACGAAGTCCGCTGATAACGTCCTTTAACTCGTCTCGACGCTCGAATAATTCACGACTGTTCATGTCGTTTCCTTTCCGCTTGTTGCTAGAGTCCCAACTATAACCATATGGTGTGGGGTCTTGTCAAGAGCCTTTTTTGGAAAGTAGAATATCTATGCCGAGACAAGCCTTCATCAGCTTCTTTTTCAGCTTAAACTCAGGCGTCTCAACGCCCTTGGCATCATCGACTATATAATGCCACACGCCATCTTTGTCTTCTTTGTTGTAGCAGAAGTCAGCAATGTAGGCGCATATCTTCTGGTCATTAACCATTAGGTTGAACCGAACTTGAAGCTCAAGGTCTTTGATTGTTCCGGCACGTTCGAGGGACTTTAGGTATAAGTACCGCTCGCCTTCCCATTTGGAATCGAACTTGATTCCTTGTATGGTTACTTTTTTATTTCCGTACTTGGGTCTTGACCCACGCAGCTTGGGATTATATACACTAGGGAAAGTCATTTATGGGAAGGAACCTCCATGCCAAACCCCGGAAAATACAAGTCCGTAGGCGTTTCGATAGACGCATATGATAAGCTGGTAGCTATTGCGGATCACGAGGATCGTGCGATTGGTCGTCAGCTTGCGCGTATGATCGAAGAAACATACGAGAACATTCAGGATAGTGTCAAGCCTGCCTATACGATCCCCGCAGCCGCAGGGATCGGTGGACTAGCTTCGGTCATTGAAGACTAGAGAAGTCCAGCGTTTCCTAGACCACCAAGTAATGTAGAGGCGATATAC